AAGGTTTGTAGTTTTGTCTAGGTTCCTCCACCGAGGGACTTACCCTCATAACCAAAATCAAAAAATCAAAATACTATGAAAAATTATGTTGACTTAGAACACGACAAACTCGCCAAACAATGGGATTTGATCCATAAAAAAGAGAAGGCGATTGAAGAAAAGCTGAAAGAGATTGAGCGCTTGAAATGCCCCAACCCGTTTAATCCCCGAACTTGCGGCGACTATCAATTGTGGCACGAGTGCGACGGGCCTTACTACTTAGCCAAAGCCAAAAAAGAATTGGAAGAGCTAAAAAAATTCTCGCTAATAAAAAAGTAAGGGGGTTAGCATGATTACACCACTAAATAAAAAAGTTAGTATGTTTGCAACCAATGATGAGTTGTATGACAAATTAACTAACAAAGAAATTATAACGATTAAATTGGCAAAGCTTGAAGAGTTTGCAGATGATTTATATAGGTCTACCACCAGCGAAGGATCTTTTGCCAAGTTATTCCCTCCCCAAACTAGTTGGGTTAACATAAGAAAACTCTTAAGAGAATTAAACGAATTAAATGAGGAGACTTGCGAAGCATGACACATTACGAAATCACTCTTTGCCTTTGGCTCCCTTGGCTCATCGTGGGCGCTTGGGTTGCAATTCAAACAATTACAAAAAGAGGAAATTAATTATGAATCAATCACAACTCGAAAAATATTTAACACGGTTTAATAAAAGACTAAGAGACCGATACAACCGAAACCAAGATTTCAGATTGTCAAAAGACGAGGGTCGCAAGTTAAATATTCAAGCGCGCAAACGATTAGCAAAAAGAGCAAAGGAGAAACTAGCATGATTCACGCAAGCAAACTATTCCCTCAAGCTCTGAAAGAAGCCTTCGAAGAGGGCGAGAGAGCGCGAAAAGCGAGAGAGAAACGGGAGCGCTTTACGCGTGATCGGGGACCGATCCGCGTTAAGCGTAAAGAACGCGCACGCGCGAAGCAAATGACACTTAACCTATAAATAACAAAAGAAAGAAAAACTATGAACATTCACAAAATACTAGATGAGCGTGAGGCCTATCATCACAACAATGAGAAACGCAAAAATATTGATTCAGTTCAAACCCTAGCGGATATAAAACCAAGCGTCTTGGAAGCGTACAGGCATGAAGTTTTGCGTAGGGAAATAAAACACATCAGGCGACTAGTTAATCACGCGGAAAATGTGCAAAGAATAAGAGAAACAAAAGGAGAGGAATTCCAATGGAAGTAAAAGAGAAACACGCCACACACACGCCTGGACCTTGGCATTATAGCGAGGTAATACGAGGGCGAGATCAATACTATCGACAAATTCGCGCAGACTTTAAAATTGCAGAGGTACATGCATGTCATAGCGGAGTTGCCGGAACCAAGAAAGGCAGAGCAGAAGACGAAGCCAACGCGCGTTTGATCGCGGCGGCACCGGAGCTATTGGAGCAATGCAAGCTATTCGAGAAAGTGCTGAAAGCGATTGGCGATATGGGTTACAAGGATGAAATCGATTTAGACTCTCATTCATGGCTTATGCGGACAATGGAACTCCGCGAGGTTCTCGCCAAAGTAGATGGGGGGGAGGGATGAGCGAGGATTTTCTTGTTAACGGAATACCTTACGAGTCTCATCAGGAGAAAGGCGGCAAGGTTATTACATTGAAGGCGAGTCATTACCATACGCAAAAGATGATTGATAACGCGATTGAGAAAGTGCGTTCCAATTATGCGAACCGTAATCTATCGAGAATTATCGTGAAAGTATACAAAGGAGAATCATTCGCATGACTAAACCAAACGAGTCAGACACAATAGCGCGCTTGTGCGTGGGCCTGATCATCTTTTTGGTGATGCGGTTCGCGCCCAGGGCGGTTGAAGCTTGGCAAAAGCGCAAGGATGTGAAAGGAGAAATACGATGAAGATTGAAAGGGGAATACCAATACCTAGCGTTCATAATGAATCCAAGTGGTCTGAAGTCTTATCTGCAATGAAAATAGGTGACTCAGTTCATCTCCCATATTCCGAAGCTGTAAAGCTATGCACTTATATGAGGAACCATGATGTGCATCCAGTTATGCGTCAGACCACCCCACGGGGAACCCGAATCGATCGTCAGATGTGCAGAGTGTGGCACAATGGCAAGCTCACCAAAGAGGAAAAGGAGAAATGCGATGAGTGAAGAATACAACTTTAGTGCAATACAAATGGGCATAGCTCTGCTTGCTACCTCTGCGGGTTGTAAAGTTTCAATGGTCACAATCGAGGATTTGCCCAATAGGTTTACGAAAAGCAGTCCCGTTGGACTCGCAGTCTACGGTTATGAAGATTACTTTGTGGTACACATGGACGGGATTGTCGAGTTTGTGCCGTCAGGGGATAGGACGGAAGACACTGACGATTGGATTATATATCTAGCAAAATTAATAACAAATTTTAGGACAAAGAATAAAGAACGCATAACTCTTTAACCCCGTACCCCCTTAAAAAGCGTTTTGATGGGTAAATGTGTCTAATCTATCAGACCTATCCCCCAAATGAACGATTAGACCCCTTCTTGCGTCTCTAATCGTGCTTTTTGGTATTCTATTGTGGCCTAAAACGAAACAACCTTACGCTTATCGTTGGTCAGACGGGGTTCTAAATGCTTCGAGAAACGGCCCAGTCGCTTCTCAAACGCAAACCTGGTCATGCCCTGTTCTCCGTTTCGATTCTTCGCCACTTCGCAGTTAAGGACTTCATCGTCATCCTTGTCAGGAGAAAGGAGCAACACGACGTCCGCATCCTGCTCAATGGAACCGGATTCGCGGAGATCCGAAAGCGCGGGTTTTCTTTTTTGTACTTCAAGTGCGCGGTTGAGTTGAGAAAGCGCGAGGACCGAGGTTTGATACTCAAGCGCCAATGTCTTCATGGTACGAGAAATCTCGGAGACCTCTTGAGTTCGGGAGTCATATCCCTTTGCGGAAAGGAGTTGCAGATAATCCACCACTACCAAGCCGAGTTCCCCCTCCATGCGTTGCTGGGCGAGAAAGGCGCGGAAACTCTCAAGCGTAGCCTCGTGATCATCCTTGAAAGTAATTGGCCACTTCTTCATCGTTTGCGTGGTTTCGCTCAATCTTCGACGATCCACGTGATTCAACGAATTCTTCATGGTTGGGCGCGGGACTCCGCTCACGTTCGTGAGCAATCGCCCCGCGCATTCGCTGGCTTGCATTTCGAGTGAGCAATAACTTGTCCGATATCCCATCTTCGCGGCTTCATGGGTAAAGTGAATCGCCAATGCGGATTTTCCCACTCCCGGTCTTGCGGCAAGTACGTAGAGACAACCCTCGCGGAATCCGCCGTTGAGCAAACTGTCCAATCCCTTGAACCCCGTGGATATTGCGGTGACTCCGCCTGCATCAATGGCGAGGTACTCGGCTTCCGCCTCCGCCACGGCATTGCGTATGGGCGTTTGGCCCTTTCTCTTTCCAAGAGATTTGGCCACCCGCGTGGTGAATGCGGAGGCCACGTCCTCCGCGGATTTGGTCGGGTCGCGGATATCGTCCTGGGCATGGAGGAGTGCCTTCTCCACTGCTTTGGCGTTTCTCTGCTCGATTACCTGGTCCACGTAGCGTTCGATTTGTCCGCCCCCGTATTGTTCGGCGATTTCGGATATCTCGGATGCGAGATCAGGTAAGGCGATCAATACGTCCACCTCGTTGACGTCGGGCGAATGAAGCGCAATCACGGAAAAGATTTGCTGATGGGTAGGCAAGGTGAAATCTTCTTTCGTCAGATGCTCCAATGCGATGGCCGAAGATCGGCCCGTCTCGTCGCGCATTGAAGCTGAGAGAACTGCAATTTCGGCTAATGAGAAATCAATCACACCCGTTTGATTCCTTCCCACTCATCACGCTCTTGGGGTAGACGCTCCTTAATCCATCCTCTGCATGCGTTTCTGAAGGTTGCGTTCCAATCCGCTTGGACGTGTCCCTTCCCCTTCGCCCAATCCACGAAGGTGGAAACCGCATCCCCATGATTCAATCCTTCCTCTTGGGTAATGCTTTTGGGTGGATCGAAATCATCTGGTATCGTCGTACCTTTTTTCTTCCTTGGCTTGGAATTGGATTTGCCGCTTTTGGTGGATTCCGCGCTATATATATAATTAATATTTCTGGAAGAAATATGTTGCGCGCGCGAGGGATGCCACAGATACTCCACCAGGAGTGGAGTTATGGTGGAAACTGGGGTTGCTCCAAAATGATCACAATACTCTTTCAAAGCATCACTAATCCACTTGGGAACTTTTAGTCTGATCTCAACCTTTTCGCTCATCTTTGCCCTCAAAATAGGGTGCTGAAAATAGCAAGTAAAATCCATAGAAAGGTGACGCTTGCAACAGCAAACAACAATGCAAAAAGCATATATTCTGTGAAGTTTCTCATGGTTATTTATTAGGACTCAAAGTAGGGTATTGGTCCGTTTGAGTCCGATATTGGTCCATGAAGCTCCCTGAGTATAACTATTAATGCTTGTATGAGAGTGTCCCTTTCTGTGCTTCCCCTAAGTGTGATCTCAACACTTTCAGCTTCTTCTCCATTCACTTCCATAGAAGTACATCCTTCATCAATAAGTTTTATTGTTACGTAACCTCCATGCCCTGCATCTCCTCCCTGGCATCCATTATGCTCAACGCAAACGGAAAGCATATTTGCTGAAATAAACCTTTGATAAACTTTCCTATAATCATCTCTCATTTTTATTCTTCCTTCCATTGTTGTTGGTTGAGGAGAGCCACCAAGTCACTTAATCGACAGGTGAACAAACTCTCCGAATTGTTCTTCCTATGAACCACGCAGGGTGGTTTGTCTCCCGCATCACGAATGCTCTGGCTCATGGCACTGTATAAGTTTAATGCCTGTACATGCTTCGCTTCGATATGAAACGGAAACTCCTCGCTTATGACGTCGGGAGAATCCGATCCGCCCGCAAATTGCTGACCCCGTCGTGCGGGGAATCCATTTTCGTCCAGATAACGGGCTATGGAACGCTCGTACCTAGCCCCTTTGGCCCTACTATTGATTTTTCCCATCTCATGCCGCTTCCCGACCCTCGTTGTCCCACCGGATCGCTTGTTCGAATTCCTGACAGTCCACCATGTTCTTATTGCCCATTCGCCTGGTTTCCAATTTCCAAACCTCTATGATCTTATACACGTAGGTACGTGACACGTTGAACATTCTCGCAATGTCTGCAATTGATTTCGCATTGTATGAATTGGAAACGTCCAGAGTTTCCACATCGTCCGAATATCCGGGCCATACTCCACTACTCTTGCAGGTAGTCCAGAGTTTGCATGCCTTACGCATACTGTCCGCATGTTTGTTAATTTCGCCTGCTGGCAGTTCC